AAATGATATGTTTTCATTATTGAATATACCATCTTCCGTCAGGTGTTTGACACGCAACACCAAACTCATTTTCTCTTTGAATACCATATAGCGGCCATTGTCTATCAATACTTATAACTGATTCATACTCACTACATTTAACACCTTTAACTAGATAAGTTCTATTAACTGTAATTGATCCCCAATTACCAGTAGTTTGACTACCCCATGATACATGGGATCTTTTACCTGGTGATGTATTTAAAGTATCTACAAATACTGCCTTGTGTATATTCATATCATCATTATAAAACATACTCGCACCTAACCACGCACCGACTACTGTACAAGCGGCAGTTAATCCAACACCTGTATTTAACATATGATGACAAGTACCGTAACCTGCCGTAGCACCGACAACACTACTCATATGAGATTTTGTTACGGTGCTACAGTTAGTTAATGATAACAACAGTAAGATTAGTAATATTTTTTTCATTAGACTATGAATGGTCCTATTAGTATTAAGAATAGCATTATTGGCACAACTATTGTCATGGGCCAAAAATGTAACAATTCTAGTATTAGTTTTTTAGTTTTTCTTTTCATTATTTGCCTATATCTTTGATATTGTTGGGGGATATAACTTGATAACCACCTTTATTATATGCAGGAGCGATTGTAAACTTCTTACCTTCTCTTAATCTCCAGTTGTCTGGAAGTGTTGTGGTGCCCCTTGTACGATTCGAACATACCACCTGCTGATTACAAATCAGCTGCTCTACCGAATGAGCTAAAGGGGCAGATTTTTTGTATTGACGTTTCATCTTACCTTTAGAATCAAACTTGAAACCTAAAGTTTTTAAAAATTTAATGTGATCTATTAATGCTGAGAGATAACTCTTGGTAGGTTTTTTGTTTCGCAACCTACGAATGGCGCCACTTGTGTCTTTTGTGTAAATCATTGAAGTCATTATAGTATTATAACATTAATTGGCATAAAAGTCAAGCATTATTGTTGAAATAGTGGTCCTAGTATGATTGATAATAACATAATTGGCACTACGATTGATAGCGGCCAGAACTCCCAGAAGTCTTTCCAACCAAAGTCTTCTTGTTTCTTTTGTTTTTTAATACTTCTTTTGATTTCTCTCATTAGATTATTGATAGGTTCACCTTTTTGAAAGTTAGGAAACCCCATATCATTTAACATACCAACTTGATTGTAAACTTCTTGTAATGTTTTCTTGTTTAGTTCTACTGTTATTTTACTCATATAAGTTTCACTAATATAACTACTTGAAGACATAGTATCGCAACTGGAATTATAGTTCTAATTAATTCCATTGTGTGATTATATTCATCTAGTTTTCTTTCTAATCTATTTCTTTTCATTATATACACTCCTTATTCTTGTAGTCACCTTGAAGTGAACATTTGTATTTTTTATCTAACTCTTGTCTTAACTGTGCTGATATACTATCTAATATACTTGGCATATATTGTAATAATACAGTTGTCATTTCGATTGAGTACTTGTGTACTATTGAGGCTAACTCATTGCCCATAACTTCGACATGATCCATATCATTACCTTGAATTGCTTGTGTGATAACGTGACCTATAATTGCTGAGGTCTTGTCATCTGCCTTAGCGACAGATGATAAACCGAACCACAACAAGGTATTAAGAATTATTATTAAAGTAAAAAACTTCTTCATTACTGTTTTCTCTTTTCTGCAGCAATTCTAAGTTCTTCTGCTTCTCTCTCTGCAATCATTCTATTCATTGCACTAAAAGGTTCAACACTCGAATATTCTCTAATCAGATTAGAAAATTGTTTTACATTGATTTTGATATTTCTAAAAACGTGAGGGGTTTTCTGTTTCATTTCTTTTAAATCTACTAGATATTTGACTTTTTCTGGGTTAGATTTCAGTTTCTTAAACTGTTCGTGCATAATTTCTTTAGTCATTTCCATAATGTATCCTTTGTAAGTTATTAAGTGTATATTCTATCATACTTTTAACGCAAAGTCAAGCGTTAATTTAGTCTTGTGTCGTTGTAGGATAACACTTTCTTTCTAGTCAACTGTGGGTTGAAGTCTTTTCTCAATGATTGTCTATCATATTGTTGACCGTAATCTGTCCACATCTTCTTATCATCTGCTTCAGCAACATCACCGAATACATCTTTGTAAGATTGATAATATTGTTTCTGATCTATAAGTTCAACTCTACTGACATTAACATAGTTAGTAGCAGTTTCTTTGTAATTCCAATCTAAAAACTTAACTATCTTTAGCTTCGTCTTATCATTGAATTTAGATTTATATTTAACAGGTACATTTCTGTAAACTGTTTCGTATGAATAAAAGAATTGTCCTTGATGTTCAGGATCAAGATACTCTCTTAAATAACATACATTAAAGGTTTTATTAGTGTTTTTGTTTGTCATATATGAATATACTATCATACATTCGGTACAATTGCAAGCACTAAATGGATTAAAATAACCTAGTAAAATGGGGGGTTTTGGGCGATTATGTTCTTCTTTTGTTCTTATTGCCACGCATATAGTGATGTCCTGGTTCGTAATTCCAACGCATACCATGATGACCTCGTAGGTCTGCCCACCACATTCTTAATCGTACAATAATTTTTCTTACTGGCAAAGCCATTATTTAATCTTTATGTTATGAAGTTTGAGATATCAAATCAAATTTCGGTTCGTATTATTTCTATTTAGACAAATTCTTTTTTTAACATTTTTTTCAAAGATTCTCTTAAAATTTTAGAACCTCCGATACGAACATTTATGATACCATTATAGTAATCGTCAACTTCAAGTACTTTTCTGTCAAACTGTTCTCTTGCTTCTAGGTAACTTGCTACACCTCTACTAGGGCAGTAATATAGTATCTGTCTAGTAAATTTATCTTCGCCATGCTTCTCTACATCAGCGGTCAATCTCTCTGAAGATCCCCAATAGGTTTTCCAGTCACTTTCCTTTGTGCCTCTTCTCTTATTCTTTCGACCTTTGAGTGGTTTCTTTGTGGTTTTGAATTTTGCTAACTTCTTACCTACATACATCATGCCATTCATAGTATTTGTTATCAAATATACAAATGCCTCACAATCTTTAGGGAGTTCTTTTACTTCTTTATCTCTATATAACCAATTAGTTCCAGTCTTCATATCTATTTTCCACATGGGTAATTTCATCATTATCTTCATTTTCATGACCACAAAAAGGGCAAAACTTCTCTATAAAATCTTCTTCAGGAAGATCATGTTTAATATTATAGAGAGCGCCACAGTTAATGCAGGTCTTTTTTTCTTCTTCTATCATTACAGTTTAAATCCTTTAAAGCTATCTTTTTCAACATCTTGTTTTATACCTCCTACAACATAACTTTCTATTTCAGTTTCCTGAGGAGCATTCTGTAATCCACGACTATTCAACCAGTGTTGTGTCCATGGTAATGGGTTGTTAGTTGCAGGTTGATCGTATCGAGTAGTTAATCCTATTGCTCTTAATCTTTTGTTTGCCATAAACTCAACGTATTGATTCAATAGTTTATCATTTAAACCAATCATTGAACCTTGTTTGAATAGGTATGTTGCCCAATCTTTCTCTTGTTGAACTGCCTCATCATACATCTTGTAAACTTCATCCTCATTCTCTTTCATAATCTTTAACATTTCTTTATCGCCTTCTTTTTTACGATAGTTATTAATCATGTTTTGAGATACTGCAAGGTGTAAGTTTTCATCTCTTGCGATTAATGATATGATCTTAGCACTACCTTCCATAAGTTTAAGTTCACCAAAAGCAAATGAACAAGCAAATGATACATAGAATCTAATACCTTCTAATATATTTACATTGATAATTGTAAGATATAAAAGTCTTTTAAGCTCTTTCATATCACCTTTACCTGTTAAATAGTACAGATTAGCATACTTTATAAACTTATCATAAGCATCCGTTACTGTTTTTGCTCTTGCCATGATCTCTGGTGTGTCAATGATAGTATCTAATACTTCACTAGGGTCTGAATATACATTCTTCATTATGTAAGTGTATGATCTACTGTGTATCGTTTCGCTAAAGTCCCATGCAACTAACATAGATTCTAATTCAGGTAAACTACAATAAGGTAAAAATGCTAGACATGGACCACGACCTTGTACACTATCTAATAGTGTTTGATACTTTAGATTAGATGTAAAGATATGTTTTTGTTCTGCACTTAAAGATTGATAATCGTTTCTATCTTTCTGTAAAGAAACCTCTTCAGGTCTCCAGAAGAAACCCAACTGTTGTTGATTCAACTTTTCGAATATAGGATACTTTTGTTGATCGAACCTCTGTACATTTGGTTCCTCACCAAAGAACATGGGTTGTTTCATCCAATCTACTTTTTTCGTGTTAAATGTTTTCA